TTTGAAATAACATAAGATGCAAGTTCAGGAACTGCGGATCTTACTTCTATATATTTGTAACCTTCTTCCTTTGCATGACTGATGAAAAAATCTTGGTGCTTTACTACTAGATTATTTCCTCTCACCTTTGCCCAAGCTAACCAGATCAAGTAAGTCCTATCGCCAGTGAATGCATCTATTTCACCTGTTGTAACTACAAAACCGTCTGCTGTAGTCCACAAAGTTGCTGATCCATTCATACAGGCGGCGTATACATCCGCTGCTTCAAAAGTTAGCTGCGGTGTATCTTCTAAAATCTCATCAATACCAGGAACGACCCAAGACAGATTCTTGCTGATGTCTGCTACAGTGGGTTTATCCTCCGCTACCGTATCTACGTCTTGTCTTCCATGCGCCATATTTACCTACACCGCCATAGCTAACAGTTCTTGCAATACCCTCATCTGCATGGCGTGCCTTACGATCTGCATCGGCTATACCCTGAGAAAATAGGCTTGCATATACTTGTGCTCCGTTAAAATCAGTCCACTCTTTACTTGGAGTTCTTAGTAATCTAAAAAGAGTTCCATTGACAATAGTATCTCTATAGTCATTCATCACATCATCACTACATGCTGTAGACGTATGTGTAGGTTTTAATTGTGCTCGTAAAATTGTTGAAGACGGTTTTGTTTCTGAAGGCACTGGGACGAGCCAAAACACTGACGAACTTTGTTTTACATAATATTCTGGTTTACCGTAATAATCAGACTTTCTCCAATCAGGTCTTCGTTGTTCTAATAACCCTGTAGATATAGGTTCTAAGTCTTTACCGTCGTAATTCACCCACAATATCTTGTGCACTAAAGTCTGATTAGGGGGTTCAAAATCATACTCGTACATATTAGCTACTGTAGTTATAGGATCTAGCTCTTGTTGATAAACAGCCGCTTTCTCGCACAAATAAATAACAGTCGATCTAATACTAGTTTCAATAAAAGTATCAGGGCAACCTGGGACCATAGGAATTATTTCTGGCAATAAAGACTCATATGTTGCCATTTAACTACCTCACTGCCGCCGGAATAGGCGGTTGAATGTTGGAATCTGCATTTGGCGTAGTTATTAAATCTATCTGCGCTTTACCAGTTACACTTGCTACGAAGAGCTGGTAGTGGTTAGAAGCACGTTGCACGTTTGAAGCAAACTCCGCATCTTTCATAAATGCCATATAAAGAACAAAATTCATTACAGAATTTGCATAGATGTCAGGGATTGATAAGTTGTCTCCAGAGGCAACAGTTGTTGGGTTAGCAGAATATATGATTTCTACATACGAGTTGCCTTGGACACCAGGGTACACATAGAAATTTCTAGGATCGGATTCATCATAGATGTAGTGTTTTATAATATTGGTGTGAGCGGCATCACCAAAAACGGCTGGATCATGCCAACTCGGAGTCTGTGCATCTAATATATCTTTTGATACTAATCTAATAGAACGCTTACCAGTACCACTTGATGCCGCTGACATGTTTCGTACTACTCTTAATAGACGATTTCCGTTTGCGGGTATAGTTTGTTTGGTTCCAGAAACTAGGGTAATAGTCGTGTTAGTAGCTGTTGCATCAGGTTTTAATAAGGTAATTTCTCTTTGGGCATCATTAAGCCAAAGCACGAGTTCAGTTGCAACAGGCCACCGTATACCTGCTGGGTCTTGAAGCACTTTTTGGACTCTACTTACAACTGAGTCTACGGATACTGCCATAATCTACACCTATGAGTTTAATGCTTTTTCCCAAGCTGCTTCTCTTTCTTCAGAACGAATAGTCCGTCCTAAAAGTTTGTTTACAACGTTGGCTTTAGGAGTGCCATCAGTCTTAAAGGAGCTGGGGTTTGCTTCTTCTATTAGAGATTTCAAAGCATTTATAAGTTCATCGTCTTGTTTAACAACATATGCCTCATTTACATCAGGAGTTGAAGGATCGTCGGCTATATAATGGCCTTTCTCGTTACGCGCCCGTACCATTTCAACTTCTTCAAAATCAGCAACTTCTGCTTTTTGTTCTTCTACATACTTATCGTTGTATTCTTTTGCGCCCAACTGGATAGCGAGTAACCCTATTTCCTCAGACATTTCTCTCACAACGCCGGGTTCAAATAACACAACTGTCCCACCTAAAGTTGCCACTCGTAATGGCTTATCACTAATAATCTTCATGATTGATTCCTATTTAAGATTGGTTTCTATTCTTTTTTGGTGCCGCTACATACAAAGTTTTTCGTTTTTTTGGCTTCATTTGAGCTACAGTTACTTTAGTCTTAACTACTTTTCTTGGGCCTTGAATACTTCCTGACTTAACTGGGCGCCTTACACTTGCTTTCTTAATAAACGTAATGGAACCGTCTTTATTAACCGTTTTTTGAACGGGTTTTTTCTTCAAAGACTTTCGTTTTCCGCCTCCAGGTTTGCCGTAAACCATTAGCTATTTCACCTTATTTTTCTTAACTGGTTTCTTTTCCCTCAAGCCTTGCATAATTGTAGTACGAGGCGTCAAAATCTTACCTATAACCCCTTGATCGTTGATTGTCCCAACGACGGTTGTAGGTTTTTTCTTAGCTGCAGGTTTCTTTTTAGCAGCGGCTTTCTTTTTAGCAGCGGCTTTCTTTTTAGCAGCGGCTTTCTTCTCCTTCTCTTTTTTTGCTGCTGGAGTTAAGCCCAGCATGTGTGCAATTCGTACAACCATAATTAATTACTCTTTAAAAAGCCCCCTCCGAAAAGGGGGCGATTGTCTTACTGTGCAGTATCTAAGCAAATAACACCGAAGTCCTGTACAGAGCCACTAATGTCGCTGTTGTACTTAGGCTTTCGTAGTCCAAAGATCTTACCTACAGAAATACCAGACTGGTTGCCATAGTCGAAAGTATCTTCAACCATCTCAGGCAGACCAATGTCAGCCATTGCGAGAGCTTGAGCACCACAGAACAGAGCACGTGCTCCATTAACGTTAGCACCTGCGCCCCACTTGTATCCAGCTGCTCCAGCGTTGCTAGAAGAACCAGAAGTAGCGCCAGCAGTGTTAAACACATGACGGAACTCATGGATCATCACGCCATCAACCATCAGGCTTGAAGAACCCGCGAACAGGCTGTTCGCAGTTCCTCGAACACCCGCGTTTCGAACGTTAGCAAGGAAATCAGAGTCAAGCTTCAGGTCAGCCATTTGCTGTGGAGTAACAAACATGTGGAAAGTCTCTTGGTTACCAGCACCACGAATCCCACGGATGTAGTTATCTTTAGCATATGCCTTTAGATTTACGATATCTCTATAAGCCATTTTGTCATCTGTAGTTACAGCAGTAGTGTCTCCAGCCGAAAGAGTTGAAGTGCCACCAGCCACATCTACGCGCAAGTGTCGGGCTGCAGTAGGAGCAGATACATCTGATGCAAACTCTAGGTCAACTAGCTCATGTCCAGCAGTGCTAGAAGTAGTTCTCAAAGCACCGTTGTTTTTGTGAGTGTAAGCAACACCTGAAAGAGTTAAGAACGCCAACTGGTCGCATCGATCAGCGATTGCATACGCAAGTGCGTCTCGTGACTGCTCTCGGAAGTTAACAACAGTTTTCTGGTCAGTCATTCGGCCAGCAATTCTGTTTGCAAATCTCAACTGGTCTAGCTCAATGGTGATGTCATATGCGCGGAGGGCTTCTTCATTCCCTTCCAACGTATTGTCACCAGTGATACCGTCACCTGTCATATCAGCAAGCAAAGTAATATTGGCTTTAGTGCCTTTTTGATTCTTAGTAAGTTCAGTTACTCGCTGAACCATTGCATTAGAACCAGAACCAGCAAACTGGTTAATGAAAGATTGATTTCGTGCAACACGCCAGAAATCGCGGCTCCACATTTGGAGTTGGTCGCCTGTAAGCGTACCGAAGTTTGTTAAGGCCATGATAGGCTCCTATTAAGTTAGCAAAAATTTATGCGACACTCGTCGCTTTATCAGCCGACTTTTTAGGAGCGGCTAATCCGTATCTGCGTATCGTGCAGCGACGAACTAGCGCTTATTAACGAGGTGCGACCTCGGAAGGTTTTACGCCTTTACAGGCGAAATACGGTTTTAACGGCTACGGGCCGACCAGTTTTCGTACTGATAGACGAACTTACATAGGATATTAGTATAGCTAATAATATAATGCAACACTTACGTGTAGAATATAAGAGCCCCAAAAGTGCACCCAAGTAATATTAGAGCGAGAATTAACCCTCCCCACGTATTTCTGTCCGACCAATCTTGCCCTGAGATCATTTGAATATCTCCGTAGTTTCAGGATCTACGTACTCTGGAATACAGTAAGCCGACACGGGGACATCGTATTCAGAGTTTGCTTGTAGGCTAATTTTTCTTGCAAA